GCACGTTCGCCCGAGACATTACCTGAGACCAATAAGGGGACACTATGAAACTCAAGCTAGAAGTCACACAGACAGACGGAAACAAGTTTGAAGTCACTACGAATCTTTTCGTAATTGTGGCATGGGAGCGAAAGTTCAAGCGTAAAAGCGCCGAGCTTGGCGCTGGCCAAATAGGTCACGAAGACTTGCTCTTTATGGCTTACGAAGCGGCCAAGTGTTCAAATATCCCCGTCCCCATGAGCTTTGACGAGTTCATTCGTAGGACGGACGATATTGATGTGATCGCGGAACCGGTAAACCCTACGGAGCTGGCCACTATGGAAGGCAACTAGCCGAGGTTCTTGTAGAAACCGGGTATTGGCCAGCACAAATGCCATTTGATATGGAAGAACTAATGACCGTTGTATCGGTCATAAACAAGCAGAGAAAGGAGCAAAGAAAACATGGGAGCCACCGCTGAAATCCAAGTTTTCGGAGTCCGTGACGCTCTGAAAGAGCTCGGTCAAATGGACAAGACACTTCGCTTCAAAGCTGTTTCAAAAATAAAAGGCGCTTCTTCTCAAATGGTGGCCGTGGCTCGATCACAGTATCCGGACAATTCCACGCTCCAAGATTCTCTAGAGGGTTGGTCAACCAAAGGCCGCTTGGGTTATGACAAGAAAAAAGTTGATAGCGGAGTCGTTGTTCAAGTTGGCGGCCGTTCTTACGGCAACGCTTACGCCATTGTCACGATTATTCAAAAGAACGCCGGTGGAGCTTTGTTTGATATTGCCGGGCTTCGTAACGGTTCGGAAGGCGTGGGCGGTACTGACCGGCTCGGCCGAGACCGTAAAGACAGCCAAAGCGAAGCTTTCATTCGGAATTTGAATAGCACATTTGGGAAAGCCCAACGAGGTATGTGGCGGAAGATTGGCATAATCCGAGCCATGGCAGACAAAGAACTTATGACGGCTCTTGAAGAAGTCGCCGCTCAAGTCAACAGAAAGCTCGTGGCGTAATGGCTATTTACATTCCAATTGTTTCGGAGTTCAAGTCTGACGGTATTGACAAGGCCAAGAAAGAATTCAAGTCTCTAGAAGGCGTTGGAGCTAAGGCGAGCTATGCGATCAAAAAGGCGGCTATTCCGGCCGCTGCTGCTGTCGCTGGCTTGGCTGCTGTTGGTATGGACGCTGTCAAGAGCGCTGTTGAAGACGCCGCCGCCCAATCCGAGCTTGCTCGCACGTTACGCCAAACAACAAACGCCACGGACGCTTCTATTGCTGCTACGGAAGATTGGATAACGGCACAAGGCAAGGCTCTTGGAGTTGCTGATGATGACCTTCGTCCGGCGCTGGCCAAGTTGACTAGGCAGACCGGTTCAGTTGAGAAAGCTCAAAAGGCTCTTTCTCTTGGTATGGACATAGCAGCGGCGACCGGTAAGCCGCTGGCCGCCGTCACCACGAGCATTGAAAAAGCCCTAGGGGGACAGACAAACGCTCTAGCCAAACTTGACCCAAGCCTTAGGGGACTAATCAAAGAAGGCATGAGCGCCGAAGAAGCTATGGCGGCTTTGAATGATCGATTCGGTGGAGCTGCTGCTCAAGCTGCCGATACAACCGCCGGCAAATTCAAACGAGCTTCGCTGGCGTTTAGCGAAACGAAAGAGTCCATTGGAGCGGCTCTTATTCCGGTGCTTGAAAAAATGCTTCCGTATCTGACCAAGTTCGCTACTTGGGCTTCAGAGAATCCAACTCTCATAGCCGTAGTAGCTGGCGCTTTTGGAATTCTTGCTCTTTCTATCTTGGCTGTCAATGCTGCCATGGCCTTGAACCCGGTGACTTTGATTGTTGCCGGAATCGTTGCTTTGATTGCTGTCCTTGTTTTGGCCTACAAGAAATTTGAAGGCTTCAAGAAAGTCGTTGACGGAGTCTTTAGCGGAATCAAGTGGTGGATTAGTAACGTGACTATTCCACTTTTTGAGTCAATGCTTTCCGTAGTGAAAGGCATTTTCAACGGCTTCGCCAAGCTTTGGAATAACACGATTGGCAAAATAAGCGTAAAGATTCCGGACATTCCCGGCCTTCCCGGACGAGGAAAAGAATTCGGCGTTCCTAATATCCCTATGCTCGCTGACGGCGGCATTGTTACAAGTCCTACTCTCGCGATCATTGGCGAGGCCGGAGCGGAAGCTGTCATACCTTTAGACCGGCTCGGCGGCATGGGTGGCGGCGGAGATATCTATGTCACCGTTCAGGGTGGCGACCCGAACGCCGTTGTTGACGCTCTACGCCGCTATCAGCGCCAAAACGGAGCTATCCCTATTCGGGTGACTTCGTGACCATTCCCAATTACACGGTTGAGTATTCGGCGGACGCTGTTTCGTGGACTCAATTGACATTCGTTGAATCGATCAACGGATTCGTTGGCCGGCGAACTCTTCAAGACACTTTTGAACCGTCTTCTATGAATGTTGTTCTCCGTTATCCAACCGGTTATTCAGCGCCAATAGCTGAGTTGGTTGTTGGTAGTTGGATTCGTGTCAAGCGAACCGGGGCAACCTATGAGTATTGGCGTGGAAAGATTCGTGATGTCACGGCCGACTATGGCGTTTTGTATTCGGGGGGAGTTGGCCAAGCTGATTATTTGACTATTACAGCTGAAGGCATTTTGGCCGAGGTTGGGCGTCTTCAAGGCAACGGCCAAACAGTAACTTCCGACTTGGTCTATTGGCTGCTTTCGGATATCAATACCTATAGCGGCGTACCTATCGGAACGACCTTCACGGAAGCAAACTCGCCCACGCTGGCGACTACTAATGTTGACGGCTCTTGGGCTGAATATTTGAACTTGATCGCGACAAGTGTTGGAGCGACTATCAAAGACGGAGCCGGCCAAGTCGGGGTATTTACAAAAGACTTCGTAGGCACTCTGCCAGCTGTCTTTTCTGACACGCTAAACGACTCCACCAATCAAATTTACGACCAAATAAAGTTTGACTCTTTAGCAAGCGATTACTTCACTCAAGTAGAAATAAACACTCAAGACTATGGAGACATTGTTGTTAGCACCGGGAGCGCTCCCTATAGGACGCTCCGAATCTCAACTATCAACTCAAGCGCCGCCCAAGCCGAAGACATGGCGAACTATCTTCTCGGTATCTACTCAACGCCCACGTTCGGAATTTCCGAAATTAGCTGTTTGGCGAACGCTCAGAACTCAATGAATCTAGAGTTCGGTTACGCATGGTATGACCTACCGGGCTACCGAACATATGTGAACTTCCGTGGCTCGGCCTACTACATGACAATTCTTGGCTCAAGCTTCACTACTGACGCCAAAGCCGGAACCGCTCGCTACTCGTATTACTTGGCAGCGGCAGACTTGACGCCGTACCTCATCTTGGACTCAGCCGAGTTCGGGGTGCTCGATCAAAACAAACTTTCTTGGTAAGGAGAAAACAATGACATTTCCAAGCTTCAGCGTTGGCGAGACTCTTCGGGCGGCCGATATGAATTCTGTTGGCCTTTGGTTGGTAAAAACTCAAACAGTTCCTAGCGGTGCTTTATCTGCCGTAGTAACCGGAGCATTTTCGGCAGATTACAACAACTATTTCATTAGCTATACGGGTGGAGTTGGCTCGGTTGGCGGAGCACAATTGAGAATTGCTTTCAATGTTGATACAGCAAATAACTACTACTCAAACATAATTACCCAAACAGCAGGACTAGCAGCAGTAAACGGACAAGCTTTCGGGGCTCTAATTGGCTTCACCGTTGTTGGTTATGTTGATACCGGCGACTTTAGTTGTTCAATGACAGTCAACAACCCAAACAGAACCTTGAACACTAATTTCTATGGTTCTTTCAATTGTCTTGGCGGTTCTTCTCAAGTTGGAACTTTTGGCGGTTGGTCAATTGGAACCGGAGCAAATACCGGATTCACTTTCTACCCTTCTAGCGGAACATTGTCAGGCGGCACAATTCGTATTTACGGAATGAGAAACTAAAAATGACAAAGCCACAAATCTTGATTGACGAAGAAATTCGGGAAATGACTGATGACGAATACAACAACTATTTCCGAGTTATTGGCGAAAGCGAATCTTCCCGGGAGTTAGACAATGAGTGAGCAAGTCTTAGTAGCTCTCATTGGTGGCGGCTTCGCCGTAATTGTTGGGCTTCTTGAACTAACTCGCCGGCAGAATAACCGCGATCACGGCGAGAACTCCAAAAAGCTTGACTACCTAGCCGAGCTATTCCGTGACCATTTGAAAGGCCATAAATAATGAACCCCAAAATTCAAAACGCTTTGACTTCATACGCCCGAGCTCTCGTAGCAGCAGCTCTACCGGTATGGGTAGCAACAAACGATTGGAAAATGACTCTCCACGCTCTTTGGGCGGCAGCCATTCCGCCAATTATGCGTTGGGCTAACCCCAATGACTCAGCTATTGGCCGCTCAAACAATGTCTAGAAAGTACCCTTTCTACCCGGCTTGGGACGGCAAGAAAGCGAGCCCGGTTCTCGTTTGGTTCGTCAAAGCGACGAACCGCCGTTGGGGCTTCACCAATCTTGGAATTTATGTTTTGAGGCCGGTTCGGAACCCCTACGCCAAAGGCGCTCTCTCAGTCCACGCCACCGGGTGGGCTTGTGACATTGGGTATCCAAGTACCAAAGCTGGCCGAAAGACGGCTCTAGAGGCGTGGGAATGGCTTCTCAAGTACTCCGAAGAGCTCCGAATCGCTGAGATTCATGACTACCGCTTTGGCGAGTTTGGCCGTGGATACCGTTGTTCTCGTGGAGCTGGCGAACGTGGCGTGATCGAGTACCGAAACGCCAAGCAATCCGCCGGCCGTGGCGGTAATTGGCTCCATGTAGAAATAGAAAACACTTGGGAAAACGCCAAAGAATTTGAGGCTAAGTGGCGCTCGTTGCCCAAGCCGGGACAGTCTGAATAGTTCACGCTGATTCAGATTAGAGAGCGCTCACCTAGTCCCCGGGTGGGCGCTTTCGCATATCCACACTCTGACGCTCCCATTGTGTAAACATTGACACGAAGCGGAGAGGGGACACAATGCTTCCAATAGTCGGCTATAGACAGTTATGGTCAAAAGACAGAAACACGCTCGTCCAAGTCTTCACGGACTTGGAAACAGACTTGATACAGCTCGTCACAATTGACACTCGCTCCACGAGCGAAAGCTGTTGGGAGTCGTTGACCAAAGTGAAATTGGAAGATTGAAGAAAATAGCCGTGATCGCGTTCACCCTGCTCTCGTTTCAAATGCCAACCCAAGCGGCCGCCGCTGCTGTCGGGTCATGCCCACAGTACGAGGCGCTATTCAAACGCTACGGATTGCCGGCGAAGACTTTCTCTAAGATTGCTTGGCGTGAGTCTCGTTGTAACCCGAAAAGCGTGAGCGCCGTTCGGAGAACCGGATACCCCGATATTGGCCTTTTACAGATTCAAGGCAGCTGGCGGACGGTAACTCGGCAAGTGTGCCGTCTGAAGCCGTCTGAGTCCCATGTGAAGGCTCTGACGAGGCTTAGTTGTCACATGGCCGTAGCACGTTATCTCTACGAAAATGGCGGCCTTGGCCATTGGAAAGGTTCTAGCAAGTGAACGACAAGAATGTCGCTGTCCGGATTCCGTGGGAGCTATGGAAATACTTGGACATAGCCCGAGCGACTCGGCAGATTGAAACAAACAAAACAACAACCCTTTCCGACATTGTTCGGGAAGCCTTAGAAAAATATGTGGGGGACACATGGACAGAGAAACAGAACAACGGACACTAGTCAGCGGAGCGGCGTTCAGTCTGCTCGTTGACTATTTACGAGAGAAAAAGTGTCGCTGTGCTATGCGGCGAAAAATGGAAATAGAGGGCGAATGTGTCTTCTGCCGAAATGTTGAGAAATTCAAGAAAGCATTTCCGCTGGAATTCCAAGCAGCGTGTGAGTTTGTCGCTTTGGATAATGCGAGGGAAACAAAATGAGCCTTGAAAATTATGAGCCCGTGGCTGTCAGAATTGACAAGTTTTGGAAGGCATACCCAAACGGCCGTATCCATACGGACTTAGTTGAATTCTCGGGCGAGAGAGTTATTGCTCGGGCGGAAATTTATTGTGATCGAGATGACACAAGGCCGGTGGCTGTTGACTTCGCTCTTGAAATTCAAGGCTCTTCAAATGTGAACCGAAATTTCCATTTGGAAGCGTGTGTTACTTCGGCAATTGGCCGAGCTCTTGCCACGTTCAATATCCAAGGCGACCCGACAAAGCTCGGAGCTGACGCTAGGCCAAGCCGAGAAGAGATGACGAAAGTGACCCGAATGGAAACTTCCAACCCGGGTGGCGGAAATGTCACGGTTACTCAACCGGTTGGAGCTGGCACATTGAGCGACAAACAAAAGTGGGCTATCAAGAAGATGTCCAAAGACTTAGGCAAGTTGCCGCCGGTCAACCTTGAAAGCTTGAGCAAACAACAAGCTTCCGACTTGATTACCGAGCTCAACACGGAAATAGCAAACGGCAAGGCCGCCGAACATGATGAAGAGGAGCCGTTCTAATGGGACAGACGGAAAAAATGACAAGTGAAGCAATCAACAGCGCCATTCAACAAGCTCTAGAAGCTATGGAACACGCTGAAATTGTGATTGGCCAACTCCGAGTTGAAGTTGAATATTGGAAAACCCGAGCTTTGAAGGCGGAAGCGTGATCGAGTTCTTCTATTTCGTGAGCCATTCGTTCTTCATGATTATTATTGGAATGTTTCTGAGGGACAGACATGGCTCGTAACGCTCCGGAAGCAATCCTTCAAGACAAAGTAATCACCCTCGCCCGAATGAACGGCTTCCGAGTTCAACACTCTCGGCCGGTACAACAAAAAGACGGCCGTTGGCTCACGGCCATTCAGGGGGACGCCGGCTTTCCCGACTTGGTGCTCGCTTCTCGCGATCGTGGCGTTTTGTTCATAGAGCTCAAGAGCGACATTGGCAAACTCAGCCCCGGACAAGTCATGTGGCAACAATGCCTAGCTCCCCATGTGGAATGGTGGCTCGTTCGTGAAGCTGACCTAGACAAGCTCGCCAAACGGCTCGGACGGAAGCCATGAAAATTCTTGTGACACTCTCTGAACCTGAACTAGAAGAAGCGGCTCTTGGCGGCGTTCGCCGGCGAATCTCAGGCATGGCCAAACAGCGGAAAAGCACCCACCCGGAAACGCCTGACCATGAGCAACGGTGGTGGGAGTCTCATGTTGTTGGCGCTATTGGTGAGTTCGCTGTCGCTAAAGCTTTGGGCGAATTGTGGCGGCCTACCGTTGGAGTCATTGACCAAAAAGATGTTGGCGACTTTGAAGTTCGGACTACTCAACTCCCCAAGCCGGTACTTCGTTACCGAGCCCACAATGACGCACGTTCCAATTACATACTTTGTTCTTACCGTGGGAATCAAGTCTTGATTCAAGGGTGGCTCCCGGGTCATACAGTCAAGGCTCTTGGCTATGAAGAGTTTGACGGCTGTTGGATTGCCGGGCTCGATCAACTCTTCTCAATGGCTGACTTGAACGCCGAGATTCATTGGAGCGACACAGTAAAGCCTTACGGAGTTTCTCGGTGCTCACAGTAGGAAGCCTTTTCTCGGGGATTGGCGGCTTTGACTTAGGGCTTGAACGAGCCGGAATGAAAGTCATTTGGCAATCCGAAATTGACCCATTCGCCACGAAAGTATTGAAAAAACATTGGCCGGAAGTACCTAATTATGGAGATATCAAAAGAATCAATTGGGGAGACATTGTTTCCCCTGATGTCATTTGTGGCGGATACCCATGTCAGCCATTCAGTACAGCCGGTAAGCGCCGAGGTGAAGAAGACCCTAGACATTTGTGGCCTTGGGTTCTTGAATCCATTAGCCGACTACGACCCAAGTACGCGATCTTGGAAAATGTTCGGGGACACTTATCTATGGGGGGAGTCTCCGTTGTTGGAGAGCTTGCCAATATCGGGTATCGCTCGGAATGGCGTGTTATTTCAGCGGCCAGCGTGGGAGCCAATCACAGACGAGACAGAGTCCTCATTGTGGCCTACCCCGACAGCTCACCCGGAAAACTCTCACTTGAACAGCAAGTTCAAGAATCCGACTCTTATGGACATGGTTCGGACTTGGCCAACGCCTACAGCAAGCGACTCGTGGAAATCTCGTCTGAAGTCTTCTCAGCAGAGCGAAGGGAGTCGGCACTCGCTGGACTTACCCTCGGCAGTTGGTGGCAATCTGAACCCAACGTGGGTCGCATGGCTGATGGGGTTCCCGGAAGGGTGGACAGACTTAGAACATTAGGGAACGCCGTTGTTCCCCAAGTAGCCGAAGTAGTGGGGCGGCTTGTCATGTCACACGCTTCTAGTACATAATGAGCAGCTACAAAAGAACGAAGCCCAAAGGGTGGGAGCAAGGCCACATTGGGAGTCGGACTCAGTTGGTAGAACATTCGGGAACGAAGGTTGAGCGCCCATGCCTTAGAGCTGAGCGTCCGGAGTCCAAACTTCATAAATGCGAAAGGCGACCGTCCTACATGAGAA